ATCCTGGAGAACAATAAAAAGTGAGCCGTTCCTAGACACAAACTGTCCGGCCAAATAATCAACGGCCTCGTCAAACTCTCTAGCAGAACCACGGTCTAATGCATTCTCCGCAGTCGCCTTCAGCAAATCGTCCTTCGGCATCTTCGCAGTGCCGCTGGGTCCGTCAGTAACGATGTAGTCTCCAGCGCGGAATGCAGTTATGTTGGTGGAGAGGTTCTTGATGCTCCCAAGTGCATTCTGTGCGGTCTTAGCGAGAAGATCGTCTTTAGACATCTTTCGTGTCTTGTTGGTAGCTCCATCGACTGCTATGAAGTCGTCTGCTGCAAAGTCGGTAGCAGAATAAGTCAGATCATGAAACTGTTTAGCCATAGTCTATAATTCCTTCTCTATAATTCAATCTTCTCTGTCTGGACTCAGAAGAGTCGGACTCTCTTTGAAGCGTATCGTGTTCCCTTGTCCATCGATCAGCGCTCCACCTTCTCCGTCTAGTAGTCTTCCGCTGTTCCTGAATCCTATCAGCACAGGAAGCTCCTCGTATCCGAGCTCTTCTCCATATCCGTCAACTAGGACTTCCTCTGTCCAGCCGTCTATGAATACTCCTCTACTGCGAAAAGCTAGCACTGCCATGTTTTATTTATAGAATCCTCGACGCTCAGATCAGACGATAGGATCTCTTCTCGTGTGCTCTTCTACGAAGATGAGATCATTGCCGAATCCGTCTGTGAGGACTCCAGACTGAGTGCTTCCTTGCTCCATGTACACTAGAGCGCCAGACTCCTCCCAGTGTACGACGGTCCACTTCTGCACGTCTGGCCATCCGTCAGGCGCATTCACTGGAGAGAAGTGCGAGTATATGCCGTCTACCCAGCTCGTCGGAACGAACGCAGAGTCTGGTATAGCGTGATCGTTTCCGCCCTGATAGATGCACTTGTGTCTCTTGTAGCCCATCGTTCTCTCCTTCTAACCTACTACGATCTGATTCACGGGAGTCTCTAGATCGATTCTCTCCTCTATCTCTTTGATCGCCTCTTTGAAGTCAGCGCCTAGCGAGTCTCCGTTGACTTGTCCACCGCCAGCGATGTTGATACTGTACTTCCTGAGACCTATCATCCACAGATATCCACCCTTAGCGACTACGTACTTTCTGAACAGCGGATCTTGGATCAAGTTAGTGAACATCTCTCTCTTGAAGACTCTCAGAAGCGCTCTCTCCGGCCATCTTGGAGTAGGAGCGATGATGAGCTCCTTTGACTCTCTTACCCACTGCACCTGGTACTTTCTTCCGAAGTCCATCTTGGCCTCTTCTAGCCAGGTCAGAGTAGCGTTCCAGTTTCCTAGAATGTCTCCGTAGTCAGAAGTTCCCCAGCACGTGGAGACGTACTTTCCTCCGCCGTAGGGAAGGAACTGGTTCACCATCATGTTGTTGACTGGAGTCAGAAGATTGTCGACGTTTCCTAGCCAAGAGGCGAGGTTTAGATCGACGACTTCTTCTAGGTCTTGACAGATCTTGTAGTGGGTCATTCCTGGAACTAGCTGGAAGGCTAGATACTCTTCTCGATGACCGAGACTGTAGTACTTCCAGAAGTATCGGACAGCGTCTCCGATGATGTCGGTCAGCTGCTCGTCTGTCAGCTCGACGCACACTCTCGGAGCTCCGAGCTGTCTGAGAATGTAAGCCTTCAGGGCCATAACGTTCTCTAGCTTTCCGATGTCTGCGTAGGGATCTCTGCTAGCGCAGAAGATCTCTCGCTTCGGATCAGGTCTCTTCTCTTCAGTGTCCGCCATCTAGCTTCTCTCTATGCTTATGATAGTTAGCCAGTCACTTCGACGATGGAGTCCGGAGTAGTCTCCTGGAATGTCGAGTATCTGATCTGAACTTCTCTCTCGATCTTCTCTGATCCAGCCTGGTCTAGCGTCACTTGCGGCAGACTCTTCGGCCAGCAGTAGTACAGAGTGTAGTCGTGAGGACTACCCTGAGCCAGTCTCGAGTCGAAGCAGGTCAGCTTGATCTTAGCGCTGTAGTCTCTCATGTAGTTGGAGACTGCAGCGCCAGTCTTCTGGTCGAAGTAGACTCCCTGATCTCCTCCGTCCTGACCGATGTCGCAGTTGTGAAGCAGGTTGAACCATGCGTGGAACATGTGAGAAGTCGTCCAGTCTTGGAACTCGTCGAACTTCAGATTGATCGTGCCGTCCATCTTGGTGCGGCCAGGATATATCTTCTTGGAACCCTGCCAGTTCGTCTCTAGCTCTCCTTCGATCTCACGCTCAGGAAGAGCAGCTGTTCTGCAGCGAAGAGTGAACTGTCTAGTGCCGCCGAGCTGCTTGAACAGCGTTGCGAGAGGAGTCCCCTCTTCTGGAAGGATAGTAGCCTGCCACAAGAAGTTCTTGGCGAGATCTCTGAAGTTGTCGATCTCGCTAGTGAACACGTTCATGTCGTTCTCAGTAGCCATTGTCTCATTTGCTCCTTCGAAATTCTATTCTCTATATTCTATTTATAGGCCTTCTCCGCTATGTCGAAGCCCTATCCCAACGACGCCTCTATGACTGCTTCTCCGACTGAAGGCGAAGGCTGAGCCGAAGTGTTCAGCTCTGTCGTCCACTTGTACACGTACATCTGAGACTTCTCGACTGTAGCTAAGTCTGGCCCGTATCTGTACGAGAGAATCTCTACTTGCTCTGACTTCACTGGTCCAGTCAACGGTAGCGGAGTCTTCATTTCAGTAGCTGGGTCTCTCATGTATGCCGAGACGTCTACGAAGGCTGACTGCGAGTCCAGGACGACTGGCATGAATCCAGAAGCTTCAGCGACGTACAGAGGACTAGAGTCGCTGAAGAGATAGTCTCGCTCTAGTCCTTGAGTGTTTCTGAAGTAGTCTGGAATCGTGTCGACTCCGATGTCTACTCTCGAAGCGCTCGAAGGAAAGACTGGATCTGCTGCAGAAGGAACAGCCTTCTTCGGAAGACCTTGAGCTAGAACTGGAGGAAGATCTGCCGTGTAAGTGACCGTGCACTCGTCCCAAGTCGATCCGCTGACGGGACCATCGCCGTAGACAGTGACTAGAGCTGCATTGAATCCTAGGCTGGAGTCTGTCTTGACACGAGACGAGATAGAGATCGGCAGATCCCATGCGTCTCTAGAAGGGTCATACTGGAACGAAGACGGGTACCATACGGGCTCATCGTCGTAGTCATCTCCTTCTCCGTCGAGTCGAGTCTTCATGTTGAACTCTACGACTCTTGGACTCGATCCGACTATCTCTTCGATTCGTATCGTGAAGAAGCTGAGAGATTCTGTACTGCTAAGATCTACACCTTCTAGACCGCCGTAGATCGAGACTGTAGTCATGTCATACATTCTCGGCTGGAGCTCTCCGTAGACTGGAGTGCCGTCTGCCATAAGTCTCGCTACACTCGCAGCCGAGACGCTGGAATGCTTCTTGAAGGACATTTCACTCATATCTGTATATTTATAGAGACCTAGCGAGAAAACCTGCCCATCTTCAGTTTATGGACATAGTTATTCCTTAATAAATTATACAGGTGCGTCGGGTATCTGTCTATCATAAGGCATAGGGGAGTCCTCCGTTTTAAGTTATCCGTAAAAGTTTAGTTTATCCAAAGTGGTGGCAGGAATGCCGAGCACCCCGCCAATAGGCGTGTAAAGCGGTGTTAGGTATAGCCCTTCCATAATTTAAAGAGTATCGTCAAAAAGTTTATTACAACTATTGATTTGCATCCACTTTTCAACAATAATCTTGTGGTATTTAGCCATACAACTATATCCAATAATTGTCGGGTGACTATTAACCATGGTTGAAAATGCTGGAATGTCTCTAAGCGCAAAATCATCAAAGCAAGGAACACCCGCCGTTTCTGCAATAGTATCGCAAGCTTCATTGAAAGAAGAGTGGGTGGCCTCAATAAAATTGAACGGCTTAATCATAAAGACTAGCGCACTAGGTGCGTGAGATTGTATTGTCTTTATAAGTTTATAATAGTTCCCATAGAATGTGTTTGCGGATTGAGTGTAGTCTTCGGTGTCCATATCTTCCGCAGTTCCGAGATAGCCCGAAACGTTAAAATCGTTAATACCAAAACAGACAAAATAAACATCTTTTGGAGTATCCTCCAGCAACGCAGGAATAATACCTACTCTTGTAAAAGCACTTCTTGTTGTTGCCCCACTTTCAGCAAACAAAGTACAGTCAACACCGCTTATTCTTTCAAGAACTTTTCCCCAAGAATA